CAGCAAGATCCTTTTGATTTGCTAGATAAGATGCATATGCAGCTTGAGGTGACTCGGCTTGTTTTACAGGCCCTCCTGCCGCAACAGCACCCTGTGAAAACGATTCAGGAGGGTCTTCTTGTGTAAACTTAACATCTATTGTTTTCAATACAGATCCAGGTTTTGGTATTGTAAAACGAGGGCCACCTACTTTTTCGGAAAACCATGCCGCTGGACCAAGATTGGTTCTGTCAAAGGCACGTTCCTGTTCATATCGTTCCCGAAGTCTCGTAAAGGTTTTTTCTGCAAGCTGTCCATGTAGGCCCTGTCCGGTTATGTTTGCATAAGCCCTTATCGCAGAAAATACCATATTATCATTATTCGCTACATCCCAGTCTGATCCAGTAAAATCAGAAGAAATAGTCTGGTTGGTCTGATTCTTCCCCATCTCTATCAACTTGGCATAGTTCTTGATTCGTGTTTCTTTCTGTTTATCAGAGTAAAAATCTGCATATGACTCAGTAAATCCCCTATCAACATACTGGTAAAATAATTCTTCTGGAGGAGTTGTACCTGAAAATTCCTGTTCCATCATGCTATCCAATACATATCCACCAAAAGCTATATCACCAAATGCTGAAACTCTCTCAGCCACACCGGGCCTGGACATCCTAAGACCCATCTTATCCTTGGCTACCATCCTGAACTGATCACTTGTTGAAAACGAAGCTATTATTGGTAATCCCATATCATGCTGATATTGCCTTATTACTTCATCAGGGATATTGCTGCCATGAAATATGTCACTTAGAGAGTAGGGGTAAGTACCTGTATCTGTTGGGGGTTGTCCAGTAGGTTGTCCAGTAGGTTGTCCAGTAGGTTGTCCAGTAGGCCCATGTACAGGTTTATCTGCAAAAGCACCACTAGGATCTCCAGTACCATCTTCAGTACCATCTGTATCCTTAGCAGCAGGATCTGTCATCTCAATGAACACCGTTCCAGGATCTTTTTTTTCTCCATCATCTGAAACAGTCTCCGTAGTGGGTGCTCCATTGCCATTGAACTGAGCTTCGCCATTGAACTTCCCTGATGCTTCCTTCAGGTTCATGTCCAGATATGGTTTAATGTCGTCAAAGGTAAGCCCTTCTTGTTCCAGGCTTATTCTTAACTGCTCGGCTAAGTCATAATATGTCACTCTGAATTGCTCAATAGGCATCAAGCTAAGTTCAGAAAATCTCTCATATGCCGCTGCGGCAAAATTCCTGGCCTTTTCTTCTTTGTTAGAAGCTAACTGTTCTTTGCCAATCTCATCACTCGTATTTGCTATTATCTCCCTGGCAACATTTCCGGGATCGCGGCCATACAAGATTGCTTTTGTATAGTCAGTCAGCTCATTTTCTGTAAGCCCTTGATCATCTCCGAACCTGTTATTGAAATCTTGAAAAGTTTCAATACCTTCACTACTTCGCTGTCCCTTTTTCTTTGTTAGTACATTCCAGGCTATCTCTATCGGGCCTATTCCCTGTGTGATCATTCCCTGGAATAGGTTTGGAGGAAGATCCCCGTATGCCCTTAACAGGTCATTAGGATCAATATCTGTAATACTGAATGGCGATTGTCCTTCAAATGGTGACTGTCCTATAGCCATCTGTTATCCTCTCGGTCCTGCAAGTCCTATTCTGCGTAACCGTTCTTCTTCAGTCAGTGCCCCCGGTCTTGGTTGTCCCGGTGGAACTACCGGCCCACCCTGTGGCGTTGGCATAGGAGGCGGTACTCCTGCCATAGCTGGCGGCATGACTCCCGGTGGCTGCATGGGTGGCGGGCCACCTGCTGCGGGGGGAGCGATTCCCGGCCCAGGGGAGGGAGTTCCTGGTGGTGGCCCCGCCATCCCTCCCATAGTCTGGGCCATCTGCTGTGCTTTGGCAAATAACATCGACAGGAGTTCTCCGAGATATAGCTGGGCAAGATCTTCCCTGCCCTGTTTGACAGCAGCCTGGTAGAGTGACCATATACCTGCTTCAGGCAGAGTACGTTCCCCGATCTGTTCCTTGACTGCATCCTCGATCTGGTCGGAGTCCTGTATACCGAGGATATTGTCCCGTATCCACAGATCTGGCAGAAGCGGTGTCTGTCCCTCTCTTGCGATCTGTGCCATCCCGTACCTGGACATATCGTCTTCGGGAAGGTTCGTAACGAGTTTTATCTCAGGGTCACCGCCTTCTCGTATCCTTTCAGGAGTAATTGTCTCTGAGAAGTACATCCTGTTATTGTCCTGCCCCGTGAGTTCCATTGCCTCAAATGAGCCTGACTGGTACTGATCACAGAGCATATTAGATATCTGGGTATAGGCTTTTTGCATAGCACCTACGCGGGGCACGAGTACGGACTCCACGCCCTGCCTGAGAGTGTTTATGGCAAACCCTGATAACTGGAACGGTATCTCACCGTAAACCGTATGCGGGATAGAGCCTCTCTGCATCTCTCCCGACACGAGTCCCATAAATGCACCGGACTCTCGTGCCATCTCCATCAGGCCGAGCGGTTCCACGTCCTCGCCCTGTCCGAGGGATATCTCCGTACCTTCCTGGTATGGATCCTCTTCAAGTGTTTTCACGCCGTCCCTTGACCTGACCTTCAGTCCCTGTTTCCTTGCCCTTGCCGTAAGTTCAAGCATCACGGACATCATCAGGTTATGCTTGTCGTAGAGTTCTCTTGTTGCCTTGTATACTGACTCTCCGTAGTCTTCAAGCGTATCTTCTATAGACGACCACTCCAGTGACTGAACAAGTGGTGTAGAACCAACAGGGCCGAGGAATACAGGAACCTGTCCCTCGGAGCCGTGTGGTGTGCGCTTCTTAATAAACCTGCCGGGTATAACGACAGTGTTGTACTCATTATCGTAATAGTCATATACCGTAATCCCATCGGTATCCATACGGCTCTCTCCGAGCCTGACACCGTACTGTGACTCTACCTCGTCGAGTGTTTTCTTGATCCTGTAGCAGGCCCATGCAAGACCATCCGGTCCCACGCCCCAGTGAGTGTGCATTGGATCCCAAGGCGTGATATCTACGGTAGTTTTATTATCACTGTTCTTGGTAAGAAGAGCCCTACCCGCATACCAGCCCCTGACAGTTATGTGCCATGCAAGCTGATCTTTCAGGCCGGGTACGAGTCTTTTAGTCAGTCTTTCATCGGCAGAGCGCAGCGCACCGATGATAAACCGTTCCTTATCGTTATTGATATCACGGTTATTGCGGGGATTACCGTTGGGCGGTATCCGCACAATCATATCGGCTGCGGTAAGCCATGCCACGACCTTATCGGCATATGTCTGCGGCTCGTTAGACGTGTAGCTCTGGTAGCCGTCACCCGCATCAAACGGGGTAAGTTTATAGAGCTGGTGATCTGCATCCATACGATCACGCAGCGTATTGGTGGCATCGCGGTGTGCTTCTACCTTATCGATTATATCTTCAGGCCTGGGTCGTGCCATATCAGTGCCTCTTAATCTTTATGAACTCCCTGTTATTAACCACGCCGTACCCGAACCTGCTGACCAGGCCGTAAATCACGGCTTTAACACCGTGGTTGTTCTTATCTTCGGGTGTTTCTCCGACTATGTTGCCTTCCCGGTCAGATTTCCACCTGTAGGCCCGTGTCTGGCCGTCAAACGGGCTCGGCACAGCACCGAACTCGGACAGTACCCCGGTGCAGTTCGGTGCGAACACGATACCTGACTTGCTTGTCATGGGATCTACTTTCATATATCCCTTGAGCCGTTCGGTACCTTCGTTTATCCGTATTTTCTGTGCATCGAGATATATACCTGTCTTATCCATCCACATCTCTGCGGGTGCAGACATGGCCTGGTGCTGGTAGCCTGCTATATCTATTGTTCCCGAATGGACATCGGGCCACCAGGGCCTGTTCGTTGTTACGGTTATGACCTCTTCGGTAGTCAGGCCGCGTTCATATATCTCGTCGAACACGCAGACCTGGCCGTTAATAATCTGTGCCGCTTCTACCGCGTATGCTCCTGCGTACCCCGGATCCATCCACAGGTACACCGGTTCACCTTTAACGTATTTAAGTTCTGGATCTATATGAAGGTCAGCCCTGAACTCACCGAACACGAGTCCCACGGGCGGGCACGGGATACCCTGTATACGTTCCATGAAGAACTCATCGGAAGCCATTGTCTTGAGCTTGAGTATTTCAGGGTCATTTATCCCTTCCGGGTACAGGTTCGTATTGGAGTATGAGGGTAACGAGAAGGACTGTTCGTCATCTCTTCCTGCCTGCCACGAGGTAAAGAGCTGTGGATACCAGCCGAGTGATCCTTCAAACGTACCTGAGAGGAAGAGCCAGCCCCGTTTCGGTGCGACCCTTGACCTGAGCCTGTGATAGGAGTCGAGATCGAGCTGTGATGCTTCGCAGCCGAGAATCCCGTTAGGGGCTCTCATTGCGAGTGTCCTGGGATCTTTTGCGGATTTCGTTTCTATCTTTGTGCCGTCGGCGAGGACAATCCGTCCGGGGTCAACCCTTTTAGACACTTCCGAAAGGACACCGAGTGTCGCAAAGTCTTCGACCAGGTAATCGAACTCTGCCCTTGTGCGTTCATAGTCTGCGGCGACAAGCCAGTACAGTCCGGGGTCCTCATTCTCAAGGAACCTCGATACCAGGTATTTGGAAGCCACCATAGACTTCCCTGCTTGTTCCCCGCCTGCCACGAGGACAAATCTCTTCCTTGACCTGAGTATACTCGCCTGAAGGGGTGTGGGCATGAACTCAAGCCGCGAGAAGATATAGTCATTTATAGACGGGCTATCAGCCGTTGGTCCCGTCTGTGTCGCTGTTAGATTTCCTGGCAAGGATCCTCTCGGCTTCCTCGACAGCGTTGTCGCGTTGTTCTACCTGTTCTTTACCCTTTGTCTTCTTGTTCTCTTTTTCCCACTTCTTCCATGCGTCGATCATATCCTTACCTGCGCTTTCGACAGCATATCCTGTGCGCCGGTACTTCTCAGGCCAGTGGGCATTGAGCAGGGTTATCAGCAACACGGGATTATCAGACGGCTTCTGCATCTTGACTCTTTCCACCGCCATGTCCTGAAGCCCTTCCCTGAAATCTTCCTGCGCCGATATGTACCTTTCCCTAAATCCCTTTATATCATTCCTGTTCCACGAAGATACCGCTTCCCTCGTAATCCCTATGGACTCACACGCCTTTTTCACCGAACCAACCAGCGTGTACGCGGCCAGGAAAGCATCCTGGTTCGCAAGCATCTTTTTAACAGGAATACTATTATCAGTATTACTCTTCTTCACCATCTTCGCCTCCGCCCGGTATATTGAGAGAACGCCTCATCTCATTTATCCTGTTCCTCGCCACACCCATCCTCACCACGATCTGCCCCACCCTCTGCCTCGATACACCAAACCTGCCCGCAATCAACTCGTAACTCAGGTCAGGCTCCATTAACACCGTTCTCGCTATATCAAGAGACTTACCACTCATCCGCCCCCTCGTACCGCCTTTTCTCTTCTCATACCGGTCATTATAAATACTATATGTACTCATATCACGCTTCCCCACACCTAAACGTACTTCAATATCCCATTACTGTCAATACATGTACCGCAATAACTACACGGAAATTCACGGGAAAGGAATACAGCACTGTAACAAGCCACCCAGAGCCCGAAGACCCTTTCCTTTCCGCCTTTCCCAGCACCATGTAGGAAACGAGAAAGGAAACCACCGAGAACGGCCAGCACCCTTTCTACGGTTTCTCCGACAAACAAAGAAAGAAAGTAACAAAGAAAGAAACTATTACATGTATTACATGAGGTGCCTGTAAAGGTACCTGTATTCCATGTAATACATGTAATATTTAAAGACAAGACAGTACAGTACATGTCTTAAGAACCGTGAACCTTTTTAATACACCGGGGCGTAACTCGATCTATGCCTCTAAAGGCGATCTCATCACACCCCGGTTAACTTAATCAAACCATGTACTAATCCCGACAACATACATAAATAACCGTAATAACCGTAATAACTGTAATTCTTTAGATGTATAGAATGTGTATACAGTGTACATGACTGTATACAGCCGTCCATGACTGTACAACCATGTACGTGTATACACTGTAACCGCCTGATACATGCAAAATTCTGGCACGGGTACCT